GTATGAGACCGATACATCAAGAACCATTGATACCGGTGGAAACAGTCCCGATTCCAACCAAGGCGGTGTTGCAGTAGTCGCTTATGGCATCTGCTCCAAGGACAGCAATTCCATGAAATCAGCTAATCCCAAGAGTGGGTTTTATAAGGCTAACACAAGCAGAACGATTGATGGCAACGGTGGAAATCCAAGCTGCAATCAAGGTGGCATTGCTGTGATTGAAGGAAACGGAACTCGCCCGTCACATAAGGGTGATGGTTATAAAGAATCAGATATTATGTATACGCTGAATGCCACAGAGCAACACGCAGTAGCTTTTGCTGATGTTCATGCCACATTGTCTGCGAATAACGGACCTAAAGGACCATCATCACAGATGCTTGGAACACCGGAAGAAAACTTTGTAGGAGAACCTGCCTATGGTATTGGCAGACCTGCAATGAACCAAGGATATAATGCGAAGTTCAGTTTTCAGATTGAAGAAGAGGTAGAACCGACTATAGTGGCAGCAGGTGCAAGTGGTGTAGCGCATCCAATCTACTGCACAAGTAAGAGTGCATTCCATACCATTGCAGAAGAAAATCTAGCTGGTACATTGGTAGCAACAGATTATAAAGATCCTCCGATTGTAAACGAGCCGAGGTATATCGTAAGAAGATTAACGCCTACAGAATGTGCAAGGCTCCAAGGCTTCCCTGATTGGTGGTGTGATGGTCTAGAAACTGAAAATCCTACAGATGAGGATATTTCGTTGTGGAGAGAAATCTTTCAGACCCATGCAGATGCAATGGGAAAGAAGACAAAACCAAAGACAGATAATCAAATCAGAAAATGGCTACAGAGCCCACATTCGGACTCCGCAGAATATAAGATGTGGGGCAATGGTGTGGCACTTCCAAATGTTGTATTTGTTCTTTCGGGGATAGCATATTATGCACAAAATTGTGCTGAATAAATCGGCTCATATTCTACAGTTTTATTCACAGATATCGCTTGATATATCTGTGGTTTAGAGTGATATATGTAGTACCGAAAAACAAAGGAGGTACTCAACATGAGAGTAGAATTCAACAGAACAGGAGCAGAAAGAAAAGCATTGGTTACAGCTATTTCTGAGATCCTTGGAACGAAAGCAAAGTACATGGGAATGCCAACAACGGCTTATGACTTTGGAGGTCTTATTGTAGATAAGACAGGAGCATTGGAGTTCGAAGAGAACATCTTTCCAAAGGACATCAAAGACCTTTTGCAAAGTCTTGCAGAAAAAGGCTTTACCACCGAAAACAGCAAAGATTTGGAACAGGATAAAGATGTAAACAAAGAACCGGAAGAAACGCCACATAGCGAAAATGTGGGGCTTACAGTGAGCGTTCCTCTTGAATACGTCAAGGTTGGCAATCTTACTAATCTTCTGGATGCAAAAGGTGACCTTATTAAAAAGGCACTGGGAACTGAAGAACTTCCGATTGAGATTACGGAAGATGCCATCACATTTCCTTGGTTTGAGACATTGCCGGATGTAGATACAGCAAAGACCTACACACGATTCATTTCCAAACTTTGCGAGATGAGCAAAAAGCAGAAGAGAATCAACAATACCGAAAATAAAGTAGAAAACGAAAAATACGCTTTCCGATGCTTTCTATTAAGACTTGGATTTATCGGTGATGAGTACAAAGCCGACAGAAAGATTCTGCTAAAGAATCTCAGTGGCTCATCTGCTTTCAAAAATGTAGCAAAGAAGGAGGTGTCAGCCGATGAGATTTCCAAGTAAAGAGATTGTGGAAAGGGTACGCAGACAGTATCCTGTCGGATGCAGAGTACAACTTACCCACATGGATGATGTGCAGGCACCGCCAATTGGGACAAAAGGAACAGTTGTTGGTGTGGATGACACAGCAAGTATCATGGTTGCTTGGGATAATGGTTCGGGACTCAATGTAGTTTATGGGGAGGACAGTTGCAGAAAGCTTGATAGTGTGAAGGTCTCTTGCTACGGCAGCACCGAAACATGGGATAGTAGAAAGGATGCGATGGAGTTTTACCTTCGAGCAATGGCATCATCCGAAGGCGGTGAACAAAGCAGATACACGAAGGTGTATACAGAACTTGCAATGGGACTGTCGGATTGTACAGACGAGGAGTAAGATTATGGATGAGAAGATAAAAGAACAGATTTTATATATCAGAGCCTCAGGTCTTACCAATATGTTTGATATAACGATGGTTCAGAGGCTTGCCAATGAATATGGTTTCTACGAACTTGTGATTTTCCTAGAAGAAAACAAAGAAGAATATGTCCATTTTATCCTTTATGGAGAGGCATAAAATACACAGTTATCTACTGAAATAATTGTTACATTTATGCCAGTAATTAACTTGCTATTATGTGCTTTTAGAGTGATATATAGTGTACCGAAAGGAAAAGAAAACACTTAGGAGGACATCACAATGAAGGAAATCAGAACATTTGAAAAAGCAATCGAAGAGAAGGCAAGAAACCTTAAGGACGCAGGAATCAATCCTACACTTTTCTGGGCATACAGAACTTCCAAAGAAGAATCTGGCAACGACCTTATTGATTTTAACGAGGTCATTTGGGATTACGACATCAAAGAGATTGCAGACTGCTTAAGAGCAGAAGGCATCACAGAGTTTACCATCAGTTCAACATTTTCAAGCCTTATCGAAACCCTCGCAGCATTTGAGAAAGAAGGCATTTGCATGAACGGACTTACAAC